GAGATCCATCTAAAGACCAGAGGCAGGTAGAACTCTGGTATCAGATGGGGGAGTGGATGACCGAAAATGCAATGTACTAACACGCAAAGGAGGGAACGCCTGTGGATTTTCTGCAAATCAGGGAGCGGCAGACAAAGTCGGGAGTTGAGCTTTACCCAGACTTCGTCGTCCGTAAGTCGCAAGACCTGCTGGTCCGTGGCGGCTCCTTCTATGCGGTATGGGACGAGGGCGCTGGGCTGTGGTCTACTGATGAATACACGGTTCAGCGTCTCGTCGATGCTGCGCTTTATGCCCGGGCTGAGAAAATCGACGGGCCTACGACGGTCCGCAGCCTGAGCAGTTTCAAAAGCAATGCGTGGCGTGACTTTAAAAGTTACTGCACGAACTTGCCCAGTTCGTTTGAGCAACTGGATGGTACGCTGGCGTTCTCAGATACGCCGGCTAAAAAGGAAGATCACAGTTCCAGACGGCTTCCGTATTCGCTCAAAGAAGGATCAATAGAAGCGTATGATCGGTTGATGAGCACACTCTACGCTCCGCATGAGCGGGAGAAACTCGAGTGGGCAATCGGTGCCGTAGTCGCCGCGAACTCAAAAGACGTGCAAAAGTTCTTCGTTCTGTATGGCGAAGCGGGAACGGGCAAATCCACGTTTCTTAATATTCTTGCCAGACTGTTTGAAGGGTACACAGCAACCTTCGACGCGAAAGCCCTGACTGGCACAACTAACGCTTTTGCTACCGAGTCGTTCAAGACCAACCCGCTTGTGGCAATCCAACACGACGGTGACCTGTCTAAGATAGATGACAACACCCGTCTCAACTCGATAGTCTCTCACGAGGAGATCATCATCAACGAGAAGTACAAGGCGCCTTACACTGGGCGTGTGAATGCGCTTCTCTTTATCGGAACGAATCAATCGGTTAAAATCACCGATGCCAAATCAGGCATTATCCGGCGACTGATTGATATTCACCCAACTGGCAAGACTCTGCTGTCAAGCGATTATGAAGCGGCCAAGCATGGAATCAATTTCGAGCTAGGAGCCATTGCCTATCACTGCCTTCAGGTATACCGGGCACTGGGACCAAATTACTATTCGTCATACCGGCCAACAGACATGATTATCCGGACTGACATGTTCTACAACTACCTGACGGAGCAATACGAGCTTTTCCGGAATCAGGACGGAACAACCCTCAAGCAGGCCTGGGGCTTGTACAAGGCGTTCTGTGATGAAGGCGGCTACGAGTGGCGCCTAAACCTCGGCAAGTTCAGGGATGAGCTCCGGAACTACTTCACTCATTTTTCAGAACGTGGCCGGGTTGATGGTGTTCAGGTGACAAATCTGTTCACTGGGTTTAAAGTTGACAAACTTGGAGTGCAAGCGGCACCGCCGCAGCCATCACCGTCACTTGCAATGGAGCTTACAGATTCGCTATTCGATGAGCTTTTTTCCAGTCAGCCGGCTCAATATGCTACCGACAGCGGAAAGCCAGGAGTTCCATGGGCTAAAGTGAAGACTGTACTGTCAGATCTTGACACGTCACATCTGCACTTTGTTAAACTGGACTTCCAGCAGATTGTCATTGACTTCGATTTGCGGGATGAAGAAGGTCACAAGAGCATTGTCCTGAATCTGGAGGCAGCCAGCTTGTGGCCCGCGACCTATGCCGAATACAGTCAAAGTGGCGCTGGCATCCACCTGCATTACATGTACGACGGTGATGTTTCGGGTCTGAGCCACAGCTACAGCCCGGGAATTGAAGTTAAAACCTTCAAGGATGATGCTTCATTGCGGCGCCGGCTAACCACTTGCAACGATGTCCCCATCGCGACTTTGAACAGTGGCTTGCCGTTTAAGGAGAGGCGTATGATCGATTCAGACACCATGCAAAACGAGAAATCTCTGAGAGGTCTCATTCAGAGAAATCTCCGGAAAGAAATACATCCGGGAACTAAGCCGAGCATTGACTTCATCGAGAAGATTCTTGACGATGCCTGGCGTTCAGGCATGACTTACGACGTGACAGACATGCGGGGCCGGATCCTTGCGTTTGCCAACGGATCCACCAATCAGGCGGTTTATTGCGTTAAACGAGTCATGGGCATGAAGTTTGCATCGGACGACGTGCCCGTCACACCAGAGCCCGTAGCACCTGCAGATGACCGTTTGGTGTTTTACGATGTGGAAGTCTTTCCTAATCTGTTTGTGGTCTGCTGGAAGTATCAGGGTGACGCCCAGGTTGCCAAGATGATTAATCCTGGCAGTGCCGAAGTTGAGGAGCTGACTAAGTTCAAACTGGTTGGCTTCAACAACCGCCGTTACGATAATCATATTCTCTATGCCCGGATAATGGGCTACAACGAGCAAGAACTGTTTCAGCTTAGCCAGCGAATTATAGAAGGCGAAAAGCACAGCATGTTCGGCGACGCGTATAACTTGTCGTATGCTGACATTTGGGATTTTTCCACTGTCAAGAAGTCGCTCAAGTGGTTCCAGATCGAGCTAGGACTAAATCACAAAGAGCTCAGCCATCCCTGGTATGAGCCCGTACCAGAAGAGCTCTGGGAAGAAGTTACCAGCTATTGTGCCAACGATGTCGTAACCACTGAGCAGGTGTTTGACGACAGAAAGCAAGATTACGTTGCAAGACAGATTCTTGCAGAGCTTAGCGGCTTGTCAGTCAATGACACAACTCAGCGTCACACAGCTAAAATTGTATTTGGTGATGACCGTAATCCTCAGGATAAATTTGTTTACACAGACTTGTCTAAAGAGTTCCCGGGCTATCATTATGAAGCCGGAACCAGCACATACAAAGATGAAACAACCGGGGAAGGAGGTTATGTCTATGCCGAACCCGGCATGTATACTGACGTCGCGGTGCTCGATGTTGCCTCTATGCACCCGACAACAATTGAAATATTGTCTTTGTTTGGCCCTTATACGAAGAATTATTCTGATCTCAAATCCGCCCGTGTTGCAATCAAGCATCATGATTACGACGCAGCTAGGCGAATGCTCCGTGGCGCCCTGGTTCCATACCTTGGTAGTGAGGGAGATGCAAAAGCACTATCCTATGCTCTGAAGATTATCCTGAACATTGTTTATGGTCTCACATCGGCTAGCTTCCCCAACGCATTCCGGGACGTCCGGAACAAAGACAATATTGTAGCCAAACGTGGCGCTTTGTTCATGATAGACCTCAAGCAGGCTATTCAGGAACAAGGTTTCAGGGTCATTCACATCAAGACTGACTCCATCAAGGTACCAGATGCGACACCGGAAATTGTGGAATTCATTATCAATTTCGGCCAGAAGTATGGTTATGACTTCGAGCATGAAGTTACTTACCAGAAATTCTGTCTTGTGAATGATGCAGTTTATGTAGCCAAGAAGGAAGACGGATCATGGGCAACCACGGGTGCACAGTTTCAGCATCCATACGTTTTTAAAACCCTGTTCAGTAACGAACCGATAGAATTCAGGGATTACTGTGAAACTCGTACAGTCACTTCAGCGAGCCTTTATCTGGATTTCGGAGACGGCGATCCACACTTTGTTGGCCGCGCTGGAAGCTTTGTCCCGGTCAATGAAGGGACTGGAGGAGGTGTTCTGCTCCGTGGCAAGGAGGGCGTGTTCCATTCTGCATCGGGAGCCAAAGGATACTTCTGGAAAGAAGCAGTAGTCGTCCGGGATCTCGGGCAAGAAAACACAGTCAATCTGGATTACTTCAGAGCTCTCGTGGATTCCGCCATCACCAATATCTCTAAGTTCGGAGACGCCGAACAATTCAGAGCGTGAGGAACAAATCACCGAAGGAGGATAATGCCTGAGAAAGCCGTGCATGTGGTAAAAGGCCATCTTGGCACCAACATCACATCTAACAAGAGAGTACCGGTCGCCATTCAGATCGATGACATGAGCGTCGTCATTGGTGAAGCAACTGTCACCCGGGGCGAGTTCACAGCTCACATAAAAGGTGAGTTCGCCGAAATACTGGCCGGGAAATTCAAGGGACCATTCAAGATCACAATGGACAACTCAGGAAGCACATGAAAAAACTCAGCAGAGAAGAGCTGGCGAAACTGGCCGAGAACGCCGACATCAAGGAAATCCCGAAAGGAGACCAGAAGACCAGAGAGCAGAAACTGATCGACGAAATTCTCAACATTCCTGATTCAGGGGAATGATCAGGCAACTTGCCTTTAATTCAGAAGGGTGCAACCATGGGTAACAACATGCCGATCGAAGAAGCAGCGAGTGACGCAATAGGCCGGGACGCGAAGGAACGGCTTGAGCACAATCCGAACTCATCATACGCCGCCGAGTTCACCAGCAAACGAGTTCTGGAAGCGGCCACCGCAATGCCGTCGCCCATCGACATGCTGCTGAAAGCGCAGCGGCGGTTCATCAAGTCGCAGACCACGTACATCCACGAGCGCAGCCAGGACCACATGCTCGGCGCCCAGGAGCAGTACATCAACGACCTGACCAGCTTCCTGGAGAGCATGGGTATCTTCTGATGCTCGACGTTTCACAGAAGGCCCTGGTTAGCACCACACTTTCAGACGGCATGTATTACGAGGTCACGTTCAGCGAAAGCCGGCAGCGTGCGTACATAGACGCATACAAGAAGTGGGACCACGTCACGGTGGAAGAAGGTGAGATAGATTGGGCACCGGTTCAAGGCTCCAGCCCGTAGTCCTGGAAGGACGGCGCATTCTCTTCCGGAACTTCTCCGGTGAGGAAGGCCGGTTCAATGCCAAGGGGCAGCGCAACTTCAACGTGCTGCTCGAAGATGAAGAAGCCGAGCTCATGCTGAAAGACGGCTGGAACGTCAAGTACCTTCAGCCGCGCGATGAGGGTGAGACACCGCAGCCACGGCTCGAGGTGAGTGTCCACTTCGGCAAGAACCCACCGCGGATAGTCCTGATCACCAGCAGGGGTAAGACACCGCTCGATGAGAGTATGGTGTCCTTGCTTGACTGGGCGGACATCGAGAACGTCGACATGATCGTGCGGCCTTACGAATGGGAGGTGAACGGACGAGAAGGAGTAAAGGCCTACCTGAAGTCAATCTATGTGACAATCCGGGAAGATGCACTCGAGATGAAGTACCTCGATGTGCCGGACTCAGCCGCCGTTGCGGTAATGTCACACGACGAGCCCGACGAGGAGGAGTGATGAGTTCAACCCGGGAACACTTCGTACTTCATTTCACCAAACTTCGGAGAGACATCGGCAAAACATTCAAATCAGACATTCATAAGGAGCAGGCACTTCTCAAACTTGCTGAGTGCGAAATGTGGCTGGATCAAAATGATGGCATGCGTGGAGCTCGAATATCCGTGGCCCGAAGGTGTCTGGAAGAAGATGTCCGACCGGTCTGAGCCTGATGGTATCAACATGGTTTCCTGGCAGTGGATGAACTCAGGCAGGGCCACTGGGTGTTTTGTCCAATGGGGAAGAAAGCAGGAAAGAGGATACGCCGGAAATGATGAATCCCAAATACTTCTTCGGCCGGATGCAGGAACTTGTGAAGGAGTACAAACCGTCCAGGGAACTGCAGATTGTCAGAACCAAGCTCGAAGAGGCTGAGATGTGGCTTGCCAAGTGCGAGCCCACAGACGAGGCCAAGTGCAGGGATCTCCGTGAAGAACCTTCCTCCAATAAACCCTAACAGGAGGGATGACCTGGCTCAGAAACTTAAAGTTTCTGATCTAAGTGATGATGAAATTATCATCCGTACTGCAAAAGCGTTTCTTGACTCAGGACTGACCTGGAGACAGACAGTTAACGCAATAAAAGAATTTCATAAAGGCGGCTTGGTATTCCGCCTGAAGAAAGGAGACCAATGCGCGAACGCTCACTGCCAGAAACCAGAGACCGGATAGGTCTGTGCAGTGGCGATACCGCCAAGGAAGTCTTGCAGAGACTGACCTGGATTGGTATTGACGCAAAGATTATCAATCGGGCTTTCGACGACGTGGAAGAGAATCGCTCAGGAGCTGAATTCAGCCTGTGAACGACATGAGAGAGATGAAAGAAACGCGTCTGCTGGTGGTCGACGTCGACGGTACTTTAATCAAACTGGGGAACAAGGATGGCCAGTTTGTCAACAAAGCTAGCGATGTTGAGCTGTTTCCTGGCGTTATTAACCTGCTTCTGGAATGGAAAGCAGGTAACGGCCGGATCTTGGCAGTGAGCAATCAGGGTGGAATTGCTCTGGGATTTACTACTTCAGCAGAAGTCAAGGAAAAGCTGGAGCATGTCAACGAGCTCACCGGGAACCTGATCGATGTGATCGTGTGGTGTCCTCACCACCCATCAGCACCTGCTCCTCCTATGGTTAAGTGCTGGTGCAGAAAACCGTCGCCAGGGCTCATAGTTGCTGCAGTCATTAACATGGAGCCGGTATACGGCGAACGTTACCCGTCTTATCTCGCCCTGATGGTGGGAGACATGGAGTCAGATAAGCAATGCGCAGAGCTCGCCGGCATGGACTTCATGTGGGCAAGCGAGTGGCGCAAACGCGGAAGTGAGGGATAAGTGGCAGTAACTAGTCACGGGCATCATATTCCTGGCAGTGCTTACGAGCCAACACCAAAAAACAGAATCATAGGATGTTTTGGTCCTAGTCCTTGCGGAACATGCCAGGAAGAAATGCTTGCTTGGTACAGTCATCACAAAACTTCTGAAGTCAAGTCCGGGGCCGAGAATTTCACCAACAACGAAGCGCTTGTACTTTTCATGAAAGTCTTTCTGGATCTCGGTTACACTTTCGATCAGGCCGCTGAAGTTATCTGGAAATCTCATGCCGCAGGTGTCTTCTTCCGGATGGTTAGCACATAACAGCAAATCATAGGAGAGCATACAATGTGGACTAGACACGGCCATCAGATTTCTGGAACTGCGATAAGCCCAGATCTGCCAGACGGAGTCGTCAATTGCGGCGGCCCTCTTCTATGCAGTCAATGTGCTACTGATGCTGGTTCGGGTGTAGCAATAGCAACAGCCTTCAAAGAAAAGAAGACTGAGCAGCAGGAGAGCATCATATTCGTCAAAGTGGCGCAAGCCTTGTATGACTCTGGTCTCAATTTTAACCAGACCATGAAAGCTATCCGACAAATGCAGGGCGCCGGGATTCTGTTCAGGGAACTGCGATGAGCCGTGACATAACCAGCACCGGCGGGGAAACAGTCCCGTTCGCTGATCCCCTGAACCTGGCTGCGATGAGCCTGAGAGACGTTACAGAGTACCGTCAAGAGCTCGTCACCGCAATTCTCAATCCGGGTGCTGAGTATGACCTTGTCAGTGACGAGGCCGGAGAAGAGCGCGAAGAGTACAAAAAACGTCTTGAACTGGTAGATGCTTACCTCGCCAAGACGACGGGGTCACCGCCAGGAGGCAACTTGCCTTGACCCGCAGAATGAACCAGTACGGAGAATGGAAACCGGTCGCACAGAAAGAAGGAAAAGTGGGAGAAGAGAATCAGGATGCACCCAGGGATCTGAGCTACGGCCTTCAGGTCTCGCTCAACCACCACCAGTCGGTTCAGCACATGGCCAGGCACTTCGGCTACGGTCATCTTCCGCCGGAGCTGCGGGAAGTGTCCAAGCAGTTCGCCGAGCTCGGCCAGTATCTCGTGGACCACATGCGAAGCGGCCCGGAGCTCACAGAAGCTCTCCGCAAGCTGTGGGAGAGCAAGAACAGCGCCGTACTGCACGCCGGCTTTCTGGAAGGCCTGAGAAAGCCCAGCGACCACAGCTAGTCCGCAAACAAACCCCCACCCCCTGGAAAACCCACAACAAGAAAGGATCATCATGGGACTGGACAGCCTGTCCAACACCGCTCGCCAGGAGATCGAGAAGATCGCCGCCAAGCACCCGTCATTCGCGAGCTTCGTCAGCGAGATGGAGTCCTTCGCCGACTTGGTCTGGCACAACGTCAGGCGGGACGGCACGCAGCAGGCGGAGCAGCTCGGGGAGGAGGCCGTGCAGGACGTGAAGACCGACGTCAGCGTTGCTGAAACCTCGATGGAGAACCCGCCGCCGGCGCCCACCGCTCCGGTACAGGACACCACGGCCGGAACCACGGGAAGTGTCGTGGAAGAGGTGACCCCGACTGGCACTACACCCACGCCGGAGGCACCTTCAGAGAATGTTCCCGGCACGCCGGTTCAGCACTAATTTTCCCTGAGAAGATTAAGCCTGGACCCTGTTCTGGGCACATCAATAGCGCGGGTTTTATAGACGCTTAAGCTATCGTCCGCCGCCGTACATCAGGGTGGCTTAAGTGGAACACATTGCCAGACCGACTACGGACTTAAGGAGGGCAGAGGTATGTTACTGCACAACCACCGTAGTTACCACTGAACAATGAATGGCACCGACGTCATCCGTATGTCACAACCAATTAGTTAGCGCCAGGGGATGGGGTCTCCGGATCCTGTCCTCTGGCCCAGGTTGCCCGGGGCTATCTGTTTCGCAGGTTTTACTGGTCCTATAATGAACCCATTACTGAAAGGAACAGACATGATAGCAATATCTGTAGCCGTCGTATTCGTGTTCGTATTTACAGTAATCCTGACAATCCTGCTCGAAGAGCGTAAGATTGCACGCCTTCACGAGAAATGGCTTAAAGAAAAGTCATTCGAAGTGAGCAACGCGCACACTACGTCTTTTCATCAGGGATGGGATGACTGTGCAAAATACATGCTCGAGTTCGAAGGATCAAATGAATCGCTTCATAACGTCCTCAAAGCAATGCTGAAGACTGAAAAGTAGCTAATGAGCCCTGTAACTGGGGCTCTTAGTTTTAAGAAAGGAATGCTATGAACACTGCGGTAATGGAAGCTGTTCTCGTGATTGTTGCTGTAATAGTAACGGGGCTTCTGGGAGAACGAAAACTCACAAAGTGCTACAAGATCTGGCAAGAAGTCATGACCAGCACTGTGGCAGAAGTACAGCACCTCTCGCTTACCGAAGGATGGAATGGCTGCGCTGTCGGTGTAATAAGCTTTCTGGAAGATGGAGGCGATCCCAGCGACGTAGTAAGGTTCCTGAAAGACAATCTTGCAGCCGGTAATGAAAGGAAAGAAAGTGAGCTGCCCTAATTCACTTTACCCGAGCGGAATTCATTCGTGGCTGCAATGGAAGAACGGAAAGCTGTCTGGTAACTGGAAATGTCTGCAGTGTGGTAAGCGCAGACGCCGGCAAAGGAACCGCTGATGATCAATCCACCACTTATGCCACACCAGCAGAAGGCAGTCGACGAGCTCAGTAACGGGAAGATCCTGAAGGGAGGCGTCGGGACAGGTAAGTCAAGAACCGCTATGGCGTACTATGTTACTCTTGCACCCTGGGTGAAACTATATGTCATCACGACATCTAAAAAACGTGACAGCGGGGACTGGCAGGCAGAAGCATTGCTGTATGGAGTCGAGCCAATCGTCGACTCATGGAACAACTTGATAAACTATGAAGATGTGGAAGACGCGTTTTTCATCTTCGACGAGCAGAGAGTGGTGGGATCTGGCATATGGGTGAAAGCGTTCCTGAAGGTCACCAGAAAGAACGAGTGGATTCTCCTGAGTGCTACACCGGGGGACACCTGGATGGACTATATCCCAGTGTTCTTGGCGAATGGCTTTTACTCCACAAGAACCGAATTCTGCAGAGAGCACGTTGTCTTCAGCAGATGGGCAAAGTTCCCGAAAGTGGAGAGGTTTCTGGAGACACGCAAACTGACTGAGCATCTTAGGAGCATACTTGTGGAGATGCCGTACAAGAGAACAACAGTCCGCCATACAATTGACGTGTTCGCAGAGTATAACCGGGAACTGTACAGCACCGTGTGGAAGAGAAGATGGAACTATCTCGAAGGCCGGCCCATCCGCAATGTGAGTGAGTTGTTCAGTCTCCTGCGCCGGGTTGTCAATCTGGACCCGTCACGGATAGACAACATCAAGAATCTTATGATCACTCACCCGCGGATGATCATCTTCTACAACTTCGACTACGAGCTCGAAATGCTCCGGGACCTTCTGGACTACGTGAAGGTGGCTGAGTGGAATGGCCACAATCATGAACCTGTTCCAGATGGAGATGAGTGGGTCTACCTCGTTCAGTATGCTGCCGGGGCTGAAGGGTGGAACTGCATAACCACGGATACTATCGTGTTCTACTCCATGAACTACTCGTACAGAGCGACAGAACAAGCGAAAGGACGCATTGACCGCCTTAACACCCCATACATAGACCTGTATTACTACGTGTTTCGGTCCCAGAGCGGGATAGACTGTGCGCTTTTTTCCGCGCTTTCTAGCAAACGTGAGTTCAATGAGACAAATGCACTAAAACAGTTGTCTGGCTCACAATAGGACATTATGGACTTTTGCGCTATTAAAATCCGCGCAATGTGCTACTTTTGTTGACCTTTTTTCTTGATAAAGATGCAGGTCAGCGTGTGAATGTGCTAGTTGTGTTATTATTATTACTATAGTAGTAGTAGTAGTAGTATAATATATAGGGAAACGCACATAATCTAGTTTTGAACTCTTTTACAAAAAAAAGTCGCACTTTCGCACACTCTACCAATCTAGTAGGGAATTATCCGCCTTAATGTCTGTTTACTCGCGAGAAAATCTGGGACTATAATAGAAGGAATAGAGGACGCCTGCTAATTAGCAGACTGGTCCTCTGATCTTTTGTTAAGCGAGGTGATGCGCAATGCTCTAGTATCGGAGTTTCTAACCGACGCGGATCATCTAAACACGTCCGGGCCGTTCTCAGCGGTGATCTTCCCCCCTGCACTGCTGGGAATGGTTCGGGCATAAAGTCAGGGGGTGAGCTAGATAGAAAGCCAATTCCAGGCATCTATCATTAACAAGCTGCGGAACATGTTTCCGGGCTGCGTAATACTGAAGAATGATCCCAACTATCTTCAAGGTGTTCCCGACCTTCTTGTGCTATGGCGTAGTATGTGGGCCGCACTCGAATGCAAGGACAGTCCCAGATCTCCACTGCAGCCTAATCAGGAATATTACGTGGATTTGATGGATGCCATGTCTTTTGCATCATTCATCAACTGCGCAAACGAGAAAGATGTCCTGCATGAACTTCAACTCGCATTTGGATCTCGTAGGCCAGCACGCCTTTCTGTCCGCCAGCAAGTATCACTGGATAAACTACGACGCAGACAAGCTGGCTGAGTCTTACACTAATGCACAAGCAGCAAGAAGAGGAACTGAGCTTCACGCTTTCGCTCACAATGCGATTCGCCTGGGCATTAAACTTCCGCGATCTAGCAAGACGCTTAACATGTACGTCAATGATGCAATAGGTTACCGCATGACTACTGAGCAAGTTCTCTTCTATTCGCCTAATTGTTTTGGCACTTCTGACGCTATTTCTTTCTCTAAAGATCTTTTGCGAATTCATGACCTGAAGACCGGTGCGGTTAATGGGTCAGTTCATCAGCTTGAAATTTATGCAGCGCTGTTCTGTCTCGAGTATGCCTGTAAGCCAGGTGCAATTGAGATAGAACTCAGAATCTATCAAAACGATGACATTCAGGTTGCAATTCCTGAAGTTGACACTGTCGCTCATATCATGAGCAAGATAATAGTGTTCGATCAGCACATCGAGAACATGAAAGTGGGGGGGTAGTGACCGATACTGCAGAGCTTTACCACTACGGCGTTCTTCGCCGGTCAGGCCGTTATCCCTGGGGATCAGGGCAAAGCGTAGAGCAAAGCCGCAACTTTCTGAGTTATGTTGAAGACCTGAAATCAAAAGGTCTCTCTGAAACACAGATCGCTGCTGGTTTCAGTACTTCAACAACTGCTCTTCGTGCTGCCAGAGCAATAGCTAAGAACGAAACTCGTGCTGCTGATACGGCGCAAGCTGTTCGACTAAAAGCAAAAGGAATGTCAAATGCCGCTATTGGCGAACGACTAGGTGGAATCAATGAGTCCTCTGTTCGTGCATTGCTTAATCCCTCAACCGCGGACAGGAAAGATGTTCTAATAACAACATCTAACCTGCTTCGTGACAAAGTCGGCAAAGATAAATACCTTGACATAGGCGCAGGCACAGAAAACCATCTGGGTATTACTGCAACTAAGCTTGCGACATCTGTCGCTGTTCTTCGCGAAGAAGGTTTTGAAGTTCATAATGTCCAGGTCGATCAGCTCGGAACGGGCAAAAAGACCACAATCAAGGTTCTTGCACCACCAGGAACGAAGTATGTCGACATCGTCAAGAACCCAGAACGAATCAAGTCGGTTGCCGCATATAGCGAAGATGGCGGCCATACATATCTCGGTATCCAGCCTCCTCGCAACGTCAATTCTAGCCGTATTGGTGTTCGCTACGCCGAAGACGGCGGTGCCAAAGCCGATGGAGTCATCTACGTGCGCCCCGGTGTTCATGACATCTCACTTGGTGCATCGAGATACGCACAAGTTCGCATCGCCGTAGACGGTACACATTACCTCAAAGGTATGGCGATGTACAAGAATGATCTGCCTGCTGGGACAGATCTTATGTTTAACACAAATAAGCGAAACACTGGCAACAAGCTCGACGCTATGAAGCCGCAAAAAGAAGAAGACAACCCGTTTGGGGCCACAGTTCGTCAGAGGCATTATACGGACTCTTCTGGTAAGCGCCGTCTTTCACCAATGAACATTGTTAATGAAGAAGGTGACTGGAGAGACTGGAGTCGCAGTCTGTCTAGTCAAGTTCTTTCAAAACAAAGCACAGCCCTTGCGAGGCGCCAACTGGATCTTGCTCTTGCCTCACGCAGAGATGAGTATAGCGAGATAACACGCCTCACAAATCCAGTGGTGAGAAAGGCACTTCTGGAAAAGTTCGCTGATAGTGCCGATAGTGCATCTGTGCATCTGAAAGCAGCTGCTCTGCCACGACAAGGTACTCATGTAATTCTCCCAATCGAAACACTTAAAGAAGGCGAAGTCTATGCGCCTAATTACCGTAATGGTGAGAAGGTAGCGCTAGTTCGCTTTCCTCATGGCGGACCGTTCGAGATCCCGGAAGTTACGGTAAACAATAAACACGCCGATGCGAGGGCCGCTCTTGGCAACGCGATAGATGCCGTAGGCATTCATCCTAAAGTGGCCGAACGTTTGTCTGGCGCAGATTTTGACGGCGATACGGTACTCGTTATACCGAATAACAAACGTGAAGTCAAGACTTCTGCACCACTCGCGGGACTGAAGAGCTTCGAGCCCAAAGAAAGTTATCCGGGCTATGAAGGCATGAAGCCTATCTCAGCACGCGCAAAGCAACAGCAGATGGGCGATGTGTCGAACCTGATTACAGACATGTCGATTAAGGGCGCCAGACCTGACGAACTTGCTCGAGCAGTCCGTCATTCTATGGTTGTGATTGATGCCGAAAAGCACAATCTAAACTATAAGCAGTCTTACATCGACAATGGAATTGCATCACTTAAAGAGAAGTATCAGGGCCGTGGATCCACAGGCCGTCTGGCTGGTGCATCAACCATTGTTTCAAGAGCCAGTTCTGAAGTTCGTGTGCCTGATCGCAGACTAAGATCTGCATCTAAAGGTGGACCTATAGATCCAAAGACTGGTCAAAAGGTCTATGAAGAAACAGGCGAGTCGTTCAAGGATGCTAAAGGCCGTACTATTGTACGTACCGTATCATCCACTAAACTCGCTGAAGCCAAAGATGCTAGGTCCTTGTCAAGCGGCATGCCTATAGAGAACATCTATGCTGATCATTCGAATGCTTTGAAATCTTTGGCAAACGAAGCACGAAAGGCAGCGCTGTCAACGGGATCTATGAAATACTCCCCCACCGCAAAACAAACGTATCGTTCTGAGGTCAACTCTCTCAATGCTAAACTAAACATAGCATTGAAGAATAAACCTCTTGAACGTCAAGCACAATTGCTGGCGAACGCCATCGTCACAGCAAGGCGCCAGGATAACCCCAACATGGATGCCGCCGATCTTAAGAAGATCAAAGGCCAAGCGCTGAATGCTGCCCGTGAACGAGTAGGCGCTAAGAAGAATCAGGTTAGCATTACTGATACCGAGTGGAAGGCGATCCAAGCAGGAGCCATCAGTGGCAGCAAGCTCAGTCAGATACTAGACAATGCTAACGCTGATCGTGTTAGAGAACTAGCCACACCTAGGTCTTCGGTAGTGATGACCTCTACCAAGCTAGCTATAGCTAAAGCAAGGCTGGCATCTGGTTACACCCAGGCAGAGATAGCGGACTCGCTGGGCGTACCTGTGAGTACACTCAACGCTGCACTACATCGTGAAGGAGGATGATGGTTGACGACGTCGAGCACATGCTAACTACTGTTGACAATCCATGGAATCCATTCACGAACTACGATGAGTGGTACTCATGGGATCGTGCTGCAGGATACGACACACCTGGCCTACTAGCACGAATTTCAAAAGTATCTCTTGATTTGCCAGACACGGAGATCGATTCATCTATCGAGCAAGCCATTGACGAGATCTGTCAAATGAACATCAATGGAATGTACAAGAAGGCAAGCAAGCCAGCAGAGGCAGCATAGCCAAACTTCAAAAGAATGATAAGGGTAGGGCGGGGGGTGCTCGCAAAGCATACCCCCACCCTGCATCGCCCGCTGCCTAAAAATGCCCCGGGGGAATGTCCCGGGGAAGGTTCAAGATCATTTAGCTCCTGGCGTGGCGTTTCACACGTGGTGCCAGGATCGCTGATTACAGGTTGTAGCTACCTTGTGATCTGCAGCGAAGTTGGCGGGGCCGTTTCCTCGGACGGCATGCTGTCCCGGGCCGCAGAGGTCCCTGGAGGCCGCCCTGCCTCTTCACTGAAAAAAAGAGAGCCCTTGTCGAGCTCTCTTAGATGACTAGTGGGTGATCTCTGGCACTTGCTGTGTTTGATCTGATGTATAGTATCTGGCAAACACTAGCTCAGCCGCGTTGTGCAAGTTTGCTTCCAGAAGTCTAGCCTCATGCTCACTCATGATAATCTTTCTTCCGAACTCAATGCTTACTGTTGCGGCGACTTCGCTGATGTGCGTGCGGAACTGCGCACCAGGTGTCTGGCATTCAGTTGGTATAGCCATTTTATTCTCCTTACTAGTCGGTTCATTATACTCCCTGTTTTTCCCGCGACTTGCAAAGCGCCTCATGTGGAGACACCGTAGTTCTCTTCGGGTGACTGGTCCCGCACTCGCCAGTGATCTGACTTTTCGGCCTCTCCGAAAGGCAAGGAAAACTCCGGTGTCTCCTCATTAAGTGCTTTGCAAGTACTTAAAACTACTCAGAAGTGGGGGTGAACGTGTGGGTTCTCGTCGTGAGAATGCAAAACCTGGGCGTCCGCCAGCCACTACGCCTGAGTCTAGAGAGAATCAGCTCATCGCAGCGGCGGTCGACCTTGCTGAGCAGCAAATTCTTAACGGTAAAGCGTCATCACAAGTAATTACTCATTATCTCAAACTTGCTTCCAGTCGTGAACGTCTTGAGCAAGAACGAATCAGAAACGAGAACTCGCTGCTTGCAGCCAAAGTGCAAAGCCTGCAATCTGCAGACCGAATTGAGGAGCTCTATACTAAAGCCATTGCGGCCATGCGTGCTTATAACGGTTATCCGGAAGAAGAACTCGATGAGAACTTACAGTGAGCTCTGCAGTATTTCCGAGTTCGAAGAACGTTATAAGTACTTGCGAGTTTACTCGCTTGTTGGAGTTGCAACGTTTGGCTTCGAACGATGGCTAAACCAGGCGTTTTATACATCCACCGAATGGCGGCGGATAAGACAGGAAGTTATCGCAAGAGATCTTGGGTGTGATCTTGGTGTTCCTGGCCATGAGATCTGGAAAGATGTTTACATTCATCACATGAACCCAATCTCGGCAACTGATGTTAAGAATCACGATTCATCAATACTTGATCCTGAATACCTGATCTCAGCTTCACTTCGAACACATAATGCTATTCACTTCGGGTCAGCTGAGCAACTCGACCGCCCGGCTGTCAAAAGACGGCCAGGAGACACAAAGCTCTGGTAAGGAGTGCTATGCTTATCGCAGACACAAACGAGTTCCATCCACTGATCAACGCAGAACAGTACAAGTCTTCACGGGAGCCGGATGGAACATATCATCCGGTCATCATCGCAAGAGCAACCTACTCGGACACGCACGTGGACAACGCATATGTGTCCACTATTAATCTTGCCCGGGCAGCAGGTCTCCATATCGGTCACTACGGCTATCTGACGGCCGGAGGCAATCCTGTCAGCGAAGGCACTTTCTTCGCCCGTACGATTCTCGACCACGGTGGTCTCAAGCTCGGCGACAGTGTCTGGTGCGACGACGAGGAAGGCTCGGGCATTCAGACTCCTCGTGCCATGAACTTTCTGGGAGCAGCGCATTCTGTTCTCCACGATGCCCTGATCGACGAAGGCGTCTACTCGGGAGCTGCTTTCTGGGTCGCACATCTCGGATCGCTTCCATCCGGCCTGCATCGCTGGGTGGCGTCGTACGGCTCAGCTGACCCGAAACTGGCCGGCGAGGATCTCTGGCAGTTCGCCGACAACCGGGACGTTCCGGGTGTTCAAGGTCCTTGTGACGCCTCGATCTACAAGGGGACGCTGGATGACTGGCTGAAGATGGTCAGTCCACCAGCAACTCCATCACCAACTCATATTCAGGAGGACAACATGCTGCAGTACATCGCCGCAGGCGACGCGCTTCCGATCACCTGGCCGGACGGAGCCAAGGCAGTCCGGCTCGTCAGCAACTCGGACCCGACCAAGCCAGTCCCGGTGAAGATCGACTGGTACATCACGGCACCGGACACACAGGTCAACGTCGGCTATGGGAATGTCGTGGACGTGGAAATCCCAGGCGGCCGCGGAGCCACGCTTCACCGGTCCGACGCTCCGGGGTCAGAGACGGCGACTGCCGATCTCGGCTTCATTTTCACTAGCTAACCAGGAGAGACCCGAATGTCCACAAACGCGTCCAGTATTCTGGACTCAGTCAAGAAGGTTCTTGGTTTCGACGCAGAGTACACTGCGTTTGATGTTGATATTATCATGCATATCAACTCGGCATTCGGGTCTCTTCTTCAGATTGGTGTTGGCAACCCTTCTGGCTTCACCATAAACGATGATGCCACGCTCTGGTCTGACTATGTGACCAGCTTGCAGTATCTTGGTATGGTGCAGCAGTATATTTACATGAATGTCAGGCTAGCGTTCGATCCTCCGGCGACATCGTATGCTATTGCCGCAATTAAAGATCAGATTGAAGAGCTTTCCTGCCGTATCAACATCGCCTCCGAACAAATAACCCCGCCAAGCGACCCGTTCGCCGCGGAGGAAGCTGAGTGACATGGCTCACAACCCATTCTTCTCCGACGAGGTGGCTAAGGCCGCCGTCGACGCTGCCGCTGCCAAGTGCAATGGCGGATTTCTCAAGATCTACTCGGGCGCCCAGCCCACGGACGCAAACACAGCGATCGGTGCTCAGGTCCTGCTCGCTACGCTCGGCCTGAATGGCACTGCGTTTGCCGCTTCGGTTGCCTCCGGCACCGCCGGCTCGAAGATTGTCACCGCAGTCGCTAACGCTATCAGCGACGACACCTCAGCGGACGCTACTGGCACCGCAGCATGGTTCCGGGTGGTCAAGGCCGATGGCACATCGATCTGCTTCGATGGCACCATTGCCGCTACTGGCGGAACGGCCGATCTTCTGCTCGCCTCAACCTCCATTGTGGCCGCGGAAGACGTCTCAGTTACGAGTTTCTCCATCACGATGACCGAGTAGCGACTCCACTTCTCGTTCAAAGAAGAAAGGAGGTCGCTAATGGCTCTAACCATATTCAATACGTTTGAAGGCGGCACTGACAGCACTGCACTGACTGCGGGCTCATCCGGAAACACCGGCGGCGCATCAGGGTCCTTCTTCAATATTATTACAACCAATCCTGGGGCTAATGTAGCGTTTAGCAACAACCACCCATCGCGTACTCCTTTGTCAGCCAAATTCACCACAGACGCTACTGGCGAGTTGTCGTTTGTTGCCTGGTCTGGTCAGCTTGGTGGAAGCATCACCCAGATATTCTTTCGGATTTACGCGTTCTTTCCGTCGCTTCCATCGAGTACCCAAACTCTGTTCCAGCCTACTGTGTCGGCCGGTGGCCAGTGTGCAAGACTTAACCTAAGCTCAATTGGCATTCTTACTTTCACAGATGCAGCCAACACAGTGCAGATTACTGCTACGACGCCAATCGCCACAGGCAAGTGGATTCGTATTGCTGGCTATGTAACTGGATCTGCCACAACTGGGCAACTCGAGTTTAAGTTGTTCAACACTGCGGATTCTCAAACAGCAGATGACACAAAAACTTCGGTGGCAACACTGAATACCACTGGCCCGATAGCCGTTGTCCGTTTCGGTGTTTGTGCCGTTGCTGTCGCCAGCGCTTTGTTCTTTCTTGATGATCTTGGAGTTTCAGATACAGGCTATCTTGGCCCTTCCCTCGACGCGGGTACAGGCTCAGTTAGCCTGAAAAAGATATCGGCTTCCGGATCTGGAGGCGCGAAGCTTGTTCTTACAGGTTTCGTTAACCTGAAGAAGATGGGCCTATCTGGATCTGGAAAAGAAACTGATTCAGCTGCGGGCAGTATCAGTCTGAAGAAACCGCGCTTCGCAGGTACTGGAAAAGTCGGGGCAACTGGCTCAGGATCCGTTCAAGTAAAAAAGATGATTGTTGCTGGAGCCAAGCTTACCCCAGTGTCAGTGCGTCTTAACGGCATTTGGCAAAGTTGCACGGTTAAAGCCATGATCAACGGGATGTGGACGCCAGCGCTGCCAAAGGTTTCAGTTGGCGGGGTTTGGTATCCAATCACAGACCTTCCAAGTGGCCTTTTCAAGGCAAACGGCAGCGTTGCGCTGAAGAAGATGCGCTTGGCTGGTTCCGCTAAGCAAACTATCACAGGCACCGGAAGTGTTGACTTGGCAAAGATGAGCCTTTCCGTGTTTGGCTCAGAAGAAGTTAGTGGATTCGGCTCTGTCAAACTTAAGAAGATGAAACTGGCCGGTGTTTCCGGAACAGACACCTCACTTCTGTTTGGGTGTGACAGCCAGAACTTTCCGCTTTACAAGGCAACTTTGCCCCATGTCACAGTTGCCCGTGTTTACGCCAAAGAGACAGAAGGCGTTGCCGGAATTCCCATCACATGGCCTATATCATCGGGGCAAGTTGCTTCGGGTGCAGCTGTTTATATTATCAGTTTCAGGCCAAACGACGTTGTGGGATTTATAAACGGTGCGTATGATGGGCCGACAAAATCCTGGCTCGCCAAATTGCCTGACAACACCGCGCTATGTGTTTACCATGAAGGAAATCTGACCACGAACTATTTCCGTGCTGTAATCAATGGTACTGCTGATCAGTTCGTAGCTGCACATCAGAAACTGCAGCAACTTGCAAATCAGGTTAACTCGACACACACCGTTGGCCAAGTTCTTTTCACGTCTAGTGTGCCGAACCCAAATTCGCCATGGATTACTCCTGGGCTTGACTGGTATGGCCTGGATATTTATGGTGGAAAGAACACTCAAACTTTCGCGCAAGCATCAGATGTAGCGTTCCAGAACATCCTGAATGTTGTTCCAGATGCGGTTCTTGCTGTGATCGAAACTAACGATTCACAAGACACTGTTTCAGCATACAATCAGTTCTTCCTAGATGGTTTCAATGAAGCCAAAGCCCGGGGAATGAAATTCTACATGACCTGGTGGGGAACTGATCCTACGGCCACACCGCCATCATTCAACGCCAGTGGAAGTTATGTGTCAACTCTCCGGAGTATGGCCAACTCGTTGTAAGGAGGAACATGGGTAGTAAACTTCTCATAGGCGATATTCAGGGTCCTGTCGGCCCTCAAGGCGATCCTGGTCCTCCTGGTGACACCGGCGTCAATGCGGTGTACGATGGAACCGATTATGTAGTCCAAGATGGCGCCATTAACCTCGTAGGTCCAACCGATCCTGGGGTTGTGGCTGACGGGTCTATCTGGTTTGACACGAGTGGCTGAGAGGAGGTCAACGTGGCAGATGTTACTGCGGCGCAACGAAAAGTTTTCATCAAAACAGGCGTGTCGATGCCGGACGGATCGTTCTACATTCGGAACGGTCAGCAAGCTGCTAGCGACCTGAGTAGTGCCATCCAGGCAGTTGGAGAAGCTAGCCCAAATGGGGATGAAAGCGAGATTGAGCGCCGCAATTCCGTTCGCCGGCACATAATGGCGCGAGCCAAAGCTGTTGGGCTATACGATAAGGTTCCGGACACGTGGAGCCCTGATGGTTCTCTTAAACATTTCAATATAGATGAGTTTCTTGCGCATTTCGGAGTTAAAGGTATGCATTGGGGAGTTCGCAAGAATTCCTCTTCAAGTCCGGTTTCGGATGACGCAGCAAGAGCAAGTGCGCTGAAAGCTACGGCGAGCAAGCACGGAACAAGCGCTTTGTCTAATGTAGAGCTTCAGCATCTCGTTACAAGAATGAGTCTTGAGCAGCAGCATGGCAGACTTAATCCAGAACATGTCAGTGCTGGAAAAAGGGTTGTCAGCGAAGTTCTCAAAATTGGCGGCAATGTAGCTAAACAGCAAGCAACTACTTACGCTAATACATATGCGGCTAAAGGTCTTGAGCAGCTCATGAAGAAAGCTGGTTAAATAAGGAGCTCTAAATGACGTTGTCGAACACGGCAACTCCCAAGTATTATGGCGAGTTCCGTGCTGCTGTCATCCGCGGGGAAATTCCGGTAAACCGGGAAATTTCCATGGAGATGAACCGCATCGACGATCTCATTAGTGATCCAAACTTCTTCTATGACGATGCGGCGATCGACGGTTTTATCAAATACTGTGAGAATGAACTAACTCTCACTGACGGCAGTGATTTTCATCTGCTTGATAGCTTCAAGCTTTGGGCAGAATCACTTCTTTCCTGGTTTTATTTCGTGGAACGGAGTGTTTATGTTCCCAATCCTGATGGTCATGGCGGTCACTACATCAGGAAAAGGATTCGCAAAAGACTCCGAAACAAGCAATTTCTGATTGTTGCACGTGGCTCAGCTAAATCTATGTACGCCGAATGCGTTCAGGCATATTTTCTTACCGTAGACACTTCTACAACACACCAGATCACGACTGCTCCCACAATGAAGCAAGCTGAAGAGGTTATGTCACCGTTCAGGACCGCTATCACGCGGGCCCGGGGACCACTCTTTAAGTTTCTTACTGAAGGATCACTTCAGAACACGACTGGCTCAAAGGCTAATCGCGTCAAACTTGCTTCTACTAAAAAAGGAGTCGAGAACTTTCTTACAGGTTCTCTCCTTGAAGTAAGACCAATGGCTATTGCCAAACTTCAGGGATTGAGACCTAAAGTTTCAACAGTCGACGAGTGGTTGTCAGGAGACCTCCGCGAAGATGTTATTGGTGCGCTCGAGCAGGGTGCATCAAAAATCGACGACTATGTTATTGTTGCCATTAGTTCTGAAGGCACAATCCGTAATGGTTCTGGTGATACTATAAAGCTGGAACTTGCGGATATTCTTAAAGGGGACTACATTAATCCTCATGTTTCCATCTGGCACTACAAACTGGATGAACTAGAAGAGGTTTCTGATCCTGACATGTGGCCAAAAGCCAACCCGAATATTGGGAAAACTGTCAGTTATGAAACATACCAGCTTGATGTCGAACGAGCAGAGAATGCGCCAGCTTCGAGAAACGACATACTGGCAAAGAGATTTGGCATTCCGATGGAAGGTTTTACATATTTCTTCACTTACGAAGAAACGTTGCCTCACCGCAAGCGTGAGTTCTGGAAAATGCCATGTGCAATGGGCGCAGACCTCTCTCAGGGCGACGACTTTACAGCATTTACATTCTTGTTTCCACTTTCGACTGGTGCGTTTGGTATAAAGACCCGAAGCTATATTTCAAGTCTGACAATGTCCAGGCTTCCCGGTGCGATGCGCCAAAAATATGATGAATTCATCAATGAGGGAAGCCTTCACGTTCTCGAGGGCACTGTTTTGGACATGATGGAAATTTATGATGATCTAGAGCGATATGTTCTGGACAACGAGTTTGATGTCCGGGCTTTTGGTTTCGATCCGTATAATGCGAAAGAATTCGTGACCCGATGGGAATCCGAAAATGGTCCATTTGGTATAGAAAAAGTCATTCAGGGTGCCAGAACTGAGTCAGTTCCTCTCGGCGAACTCAAAAAGTTGTCTGAGGAAAGACTGCTCATATTTGACGAAGAATTGATGAGTTTTGCTATGGGTAACTCAATTACTGTGGAGGACACCAATGGCAACCGGAAGCTTTTCAAACGACGTCAGGAGCAAAAGATAGATAATGTCTCGGCATTGATGGATGCGTATGTAGCCTACAAACTTAACAAAGATTCCTTCGAGTAAGAAAGGAGGTAACGTATGGGTGATTTTAAGGATCGCCTGAAGCACGCATGGAACGCGTTTTTGTGGCTAGATAAGCATCCACAAGAAGTAACGAAGGCAATAGATCTTGGCCCATCATACACACGACGACCAGATCGTGCGCGCTTTCGCTACACGAACGAAAAAACTATTGTTACTGCAATTTATACTCGTCTTGCTATAGATACCGCCGCAGTTCCAATACGACATGTGCGGCTGAATGACAACCGGCAATATCAGCAAGACATGCCTAGTGCACTCAACGATTGCCTGACAGTACAGGCGAACTGCGACCAAGGTGCCCGGCAGTTCATTCAGGATGTTGTGCAAACTCTTTTCGATGTAGGCGTCGTTGCCATCCTTCCAGTCGATACTACTCTTAATCCTCTTGTTACAGGCAGTTACGACATTAACTCCATGCGCGTTGGCCAAATCATGAACTGGTACCCAAGGCATGTTCTCGTTAGAGCTTATAATGAGAACAAGGGTATGCAGGAAGATGTGCTTATGCCAAAATCTATGGTTGCTATTGTAGAAAACCCGTTGTACTCGGTTATGAATGAGCCAAGTTCCACGCTGCAGAGGCTACTTAGAAAGCTAAGTTTGCTGGATGCTGTGGATGAGCAAAGCGCTTCTGGAAATCTGGACATCATAATTCAGCTTCCCTATGTCATTAAAACTGAGGCACGCCGTCTGGAAGCCCAGAAAAGACTCAAAGAGATTGAGTTTCAGCTAAAGGATTCTCAATACGGAATTGCATACACTGATGGCACAGAAAAGATTGTCCAGCTTAATCGTCCTGCTGAGAACAACTTGATGAGCCAGGTTACGTTCCTGACGACAATGCTTTATGGTCAGCTAGGCTTGACTGATGCCGTTATGAACGGTACTGCAGATGAACCTACGATGCTGAATTATTACAACCGTACAATTGAGCCTGTGCTTGGTGCTATTACTGAAGCAATGGTCCGAACGTTCTTGACTAAGACAGCTAGGTCACAAGGTCAGTGGATCCTATATGTCAGGGATCCGTTCAAACTGGTGCCGGTTAAGGATCTAGCAGAGATTGCTGACAAGTTCACCAGAAACGAGATTCTCAGCTCCAATGACATGCGCTCTGTCGTCGGCTTCAGGCCGTCCAGCGACCCGAAGGCTGATCAGCTTCTCAACAAGAACATTCCAGCTGCTTACGGAGAGCTTCCTGAGAACGGAGTTGCACTAGGCAGACCAAAACTACCGCCAAGGTCGCCCTTCCCTCAGCGTCCGGCCATACCGTCGGTCCCACCAGTACCGACAGAGACACAAGGAGATAACAGTCAAAATGGTACCTGATTTCAGTGGGTACGTCACGAGGTACGGGATCAAGTGCTCTGATGGCCGGACGATTCTCGCCCATGCCTTCAAAGCGAACGACGGAGACCAGATCCCGCTTGTGTGGCAGCATCAGCACAACGACCCTGAGAACGTTCTCGGTCACCTCATTCTGCAGCATGTCGACGACGGCGTCCGCGCAGATGGTTTCTTCAACGACACGGTCGCCGGACAGCAGGCAAAAGCCCTTGTCCTGCACAAGGACATCACCGCGCTGAGCATCTACGCCAACAAGCTCATCCATAAGGGGCAAACGGTCACGCATGGAAACATCCGTGAGGGCAGCCTGGTGCTCGCTGGGGCCAATCCCGGCGCCTTCATCGACAATCTGCATCTCCAGCACGGAGACGATGACAAAGTGCTGGAAGATGAGGCCATCATTTACAGCGGTGCCGAGCTCGAGCATGCCAGCACCACGGTGCCTGGCGCAAAGAAGGTAGTTCCAGCGCAGAAAGGGCCGATGCCCTCAGCGCCGGCGGTCAATGATAACGATGGCGACGATCTTCCACCAGATGCCACGGTGGAAGAAGTCATCGGCAGCTTGACCGATCAGCAGAAGCAGGTTGTTTACGGCCTTATCGGTGCTGCAACAATGCAGCAAGGCGAAACAACCGACAACAACCCAAGCAACGCCATCACACATCACGACAAGGAAGGCGCCGGCCAAGTGTCCCGTAACGTATTCGACCAGACCAAAGACGGACAGACCAAGCCGTCGAGGGCCGGTTCTGAGCTGACGCACTCCGATGTCGAGGAGATTTTCTCCTCTGCACGCAAGAGTGGCTCACTGAAGGAAGCTGTCGAAGGCTTTGCCATCGCGCACGGCATCGACAGCATCGAGACGCTATTCCCATACGACCAGGCAGTCACCGATTCGCCTGAGTGGATCTCGAGGCGGATGGAATGGGTTGCTGGTGTTCTGACCGGAACCCGCAAGACTCCATTCAGCAGGATCCGCAGCTGGACCGCTGACATCACACAGGAAGAGGCTCGCGCCAAGGGCTACATCAAGGCCAACTTGAAGCGCGAGGAGTTCTTCGGCGTGGCCCGGCGTATCACGACGCCACAGACCATCTACAAGAAGCAGAAGCTCGACCGCGATGACATCCTGGACATCACGGACTTTGACGTCGTCGTCTGGTTGCAGACCGAGCTCCGCATCATGCTCGATGAGGAACTGGCCCGGGCCATTCTCGTTGGTGATGGGCGTGACATCGCAGACCTCGACAAGATCAATCCGGCGAACGTCCGGCCGATCTACGGCGATGACGAGATGTACGTGACTCAGCTCAATGTCGACCTCCGGGTCGCTGGTGCTGAGAATGTCGGGGAAGCCAAGGCGGACAACATCGTCGACGCGGTTGTCATGGGCATGAGGCACTACCGGGGTTCGGGCAATCCAGTGATGTACACCACACTGCCATACCTGGCCATGATGCTTCTCGCCAAGGACACTCTCGGCCGCCGGCTCTACCCCACGAAGGTGGAGCTCGCCGCAGCACTGAGTGTTTCCGACGTCGTTCCGTGCGAAGCTCTCGAGGCGACTCCGGGGCTGATCGGCATCATCGTCAACCTAACGGACTATACGGTCGGCGCCGACAAGGGTGGCGAAGTGTCGATGTTCGACTTCTTCGACATCGACTACAACCAGTTCAAGTACCTGATGGAGACCCGGGTTTCCGGTGCCATGACCAAGTACAAGGGTGCACTCGTGGTGACCGAGTTCACCGGTGCCGGCACTCTGCTGCCCGACCCGACTGTTCCTGCGTTCGACACGGTCACCGGTGTTGTCACAATCCCAACTACCGCGCATGTATCCTACGTGGACGTGGCCGACGATGGGACTGTCGGATCTGCACTGACCGCTGGCGCCCAGGGTGCTATTGCGGTGGCAAGCTCTGTTCGCGTGCGGGCCCTTGCGGCATCCACCTACGAGTTCGGTGACCAGGCCGAGACGGACTGGACTTTCACCAGAACCGGCTGACGCCAGGGGAGGAATGAATGCGGTTCTCCGGAGCCGTAGGCTATGCAACCTCCACGGAGACGGCACCAGGTGTCTGGTCTGACATCATCACCGAAAGAACATATTACGGGGATGTTGTACGAAACTCCAGGCGCCTGTTGCCGCCGACGCTGGTTCCACCTGAGCTGAATGACAACCTATCACTGGAAAACTCATTCAGCATTCTGGGCGATGCCGAAGCCTACGCTAATTTCATGAACTTCCGGTACGTCGAGTGGGAAGGATCTCGCTGGGCCATAACCAATGTGGAGGTTCTGCGGCCAAGGCTTATATTGACGATTGGAGGACTGTGGAATGGGCCTACGCCTTGATCTGCAAGCCCTTCTTAGCTCACTTCAAGATGGAGTGAGTGTATATTTTCAGCCTCCACCAAACACCATAATGAACTATCCTGCGATTGTTTACAATCGGGATTATCAGACGGTGCAGTTCGCTGACAATACTCCTTATACCAGGAAAGTTCGCTGGCAAGTTACTGTGATCGACTCTGATCCAGACAGTCTTATACCAGATAAGGTCGCAGCATTGCCGTTGACGAAATATGTACGGCATTTCACGACTGAAGGCCTGAATCACGACATTTACGACGTTTACTTCTAAGGAGCAGTAATGACAGCTGTTGTCTGGGATGGCACAGGACAGCGGAAATTCGAAGCAGGCGTCGATCATGGCGTTCTGTACCTTCTCAACTCCGAATCAGGCGAGTACGACTCTGGGTTCGCCTGGAACGGCCTGACTACGGTCAAGGAGCAGCCTGGTGGCGCCGCTCCGAACCCGAGTTACGCGGACAACATCAAGTACCTCAACTTGCTGTCGACCGAAACCTACTCCGGCACGATCGAGGCCTGGACCTATCCGGACGAGTGGGGTGTTTGCGACGGCACGGCGGCTCCGGTTGCGGGTGTTGTCGTTGGCCAGCAGACGCGCCAGACCTTCGGTCTTTGCTACCGCAGCAAAATCGGGAATGACATTTCGTCGGACGCTGGCTTTAAGTTGCATCTCGTCTACGGCGCTCTCGCGGCCGCGTCAGAGCGTGACTTCGCCACGATCAACGACAATCCGTCTTCTGTTCAGTTCTCTTGGGCATTCGAGTGCTCGCCCGTCCCGATGACCAACATGAAGCCGACATGCCAGCTCACCATTGATTCAACAAAGGTCAATGCCGGCGCACTCACCGATCTCATGGATCTTCTTTACGGCACTGAGGGCACCGATCCGTCGCTTCCCATGCCTGACGATGTCCTTGCTCTATTCAGTGGCACTGTCACCGTGACCGCGGAGCCTGCTGTTCCAACCATGACAGCCGATGTCATCACGATTCCGGCCGTTACTGGTGTCATCTACAGCATCGACGGCGTGGACGTGGACGCTGGTGCTCAGCCAGCCATCACGCAGAACACGGTCGTGCATGCTCGGCCGGCTCAGGGTTACATCTTCCCCGATCCGTCGGTCGACGAGTGGTTCTTCCAGCACACGTAGAGAAAGGACCAGCGAATGCTCCGGCTGTCTGTCACCACCGCTGAAGATTTTGATGAAGCGACTAACGAGTTTGTTGCTTCAGTCTCAGTTGTGCTTGAGCTGGAGCATTCGCTGGTCTCACTGTCAAAATGGGAGTCAAAGTGGGAAATTCCATTCTTGGATGCAACCCAGAAGACTGACGAGCAAGTCCTGGATTATATCAGGATGATGCATACTGGAAGCGAATTTCCGGAGCATGTTTTCCCCAAGTTCACTGAACGCAACTATGAAGCAATTAACAAGTACATCAACGCCAAGATGACCGCTACCTGGTTTAGTAACAGCAGAGAAACAAACAGCCGTGAAATAGTCACTGCTGAACTTATCTACTACTGGATGATAGCGCTGGGTATTCCTTTTGAATGCGAAAACTGGCATCTTAATCGTTTGCTAACGCTAATTAAGGTTTGCAATATCAAAAACAACTCGAAAGAGAAGCTAAGTCCTCGTGATCTAGCTCAGCAAAATCGCGAACTGAATGCACAGCGACGCGCTTCAATGGGATCCAGGGGGTAGCATGCCACGAATCACCTGGGATGATCCAGGGACACGATTGTACCATACAGGAACAGATCGCGGGATACTTTACGTAAACTCTGCGGTCACTATCTGGTCAGGTTTGGCAAGTGTGACTGAGGCGCCATCAGGAGGCAGCCTTCAGCCATTTTATCTCGATGGAAGAAAGATCCTGAACAGTTCAGCAGTGGAAGATTTCGCAGCAACTATTCAAGCGTTCTCAGCACCCACCGTGTTTAATCCATGCATCGGCCGATCACGTCTTTCGCAAGGATTGTACGCAGCAAATCAGCCTAAAGCACCATTTAACTTCTCTTACAGAACCCTTATAGGGAACGATCTCGTTGATATTGATTATGGTTATAAGATACATTTGGTTTACAATGCGGTAGCCAAGGCTGCAGACAATGTCCATACTACCGATGCCGATACTCCTTCAGTTAAAACATACTCATGGGATGTCGCAACGTATCCAGTTAGCATTGCTGGCTATAAGCCAACTTCGCACTTCATATTTGACACCCGATATGTCCAGCCATACATAATAGGCCGCCTTGAAGCGATTCTTTACGGAGATGACAATCACGATCCACGAATGCCAACGCCAGATGAGGTGAGCACTTTGCTTATTTCTCCTCCAGATTCCAACTGGTGGGACCTTACAGGCAATATCGACTTTCCGCCTGAGGCACTTATCGGCGACATGGGGCTGGACTTCAGCACTGGAGATGTTTACTACGACATGTCTCCTGACAGCGGAGCCTATTGGTGGGATCTTACAGGTGATCTCGATTTCCCGCCTGAAGCACTTGTAAACGACTGGGGTTACGATACTGTAACCGGCGAAGTCTGGAAAAACACAGGGTAGGCCGCAGATGCGAATATCCTGGGACACGGGAACAAGATTTTACCCAGAAGGAGTCAGCCAGGGAGTTTTGTATCCTCAAAATTCCCCGGGGGTAGCATGGAACGGATTGATTTCAGTTACCGAAAAAGGTGACGCGTCATCCAATCCACTATATTTCGATGGCCAGAAGTATCAGGAAGATTCTGTGTTGTCGGAATTCGATGGAACTGTTGTTGCATTCACATATCCTGATGAATTCGAGCAATACAATGGAATTACCAAAGGACTAACTGCACAAAAACGAAAGTCTTTTGGGCTATGTTATCGTGATAACAACAAATTGCATATTGTGTATAACGCATCTGCAGCACCATCCAGTGATCAGTACAATTCACTGTCTGACACTCCTAATCCTGTAGCATTTTCGTGGGACATAAGTACTGTTCCCATGGATATTCCCGCAGCAAGGCCTACACCGCATCTTGTAATAGTTCTAGCGCAAGCGAACACTGCAGCGCTAGCTGAACTCGAAGCGCTGCTTTATGGTGATGATGCAAACGACCCGTCACTTCCAGATCCGCTTACTGTAATCAGCATATTTGAGTCGAACACGACTCTCCGAATAACAGACAACGGCGATGGGTCCTGGACAGCATCAGGTCCAGACAGTGTGGTGTTCATGACTGGAACAGATTCATTTCAGATAAACTGGTCATCAGCTGTGCTCATAGACAGCGACACATATACTGTCTATTCATTGTGATGGAGGCATGATGGCCCAGGTAACCGGCCTTACTGCAGAAAAAATGCAAGAAATCGCTGACGCATCTGTTGTGACTGGAGCAGTAGACGGTTCAGGGCATCTTCAGCTCACTACAAGTGGCGGAAGTACGGTTGATGCTGGCGACGTCAAAGGCCCACAGGGAATACAGGGAATACAGGGCCCAGCAGGATCTACCGGCAATGCACCTCCCGGCGCCATAACCATGTTCGGTGCTCTTATTCCGCCAACCGGCTGGCTCGTTTGCGACGGCTCTGCTGTATCCAGAACCACCTACGCGGCACTGTTTGCAGTTCTCGCTGCAAGCTTTGGTCCCGGCGATGGGGCCACCACATTCAATTTGCCAAACTTCGCAGCCAGAATGCCCAGGCAAGATAACGCGAACTTTGCAGTGGCCGGCGGCGTGGCCCCAACAACTCACCATCACCAGATAGATGGTGGAACTCCTGCTGCAGTCGCACATATTGCGTTTTATTCTGTTGGCAGTCCCAGCCTGTTCATGGATCGCCAGGATACCGCAGCATGGACCGCAGATTTTGAAGGCAGTGTTACTGCGCCGGCATTCAGCACAGCGTCAAAAACTACAGGCGCAGTGGTCTCGGGAAACACTAACGATACTGCTGATAATTTGCCGCCATTCCTGAACGTGTGTTTTATTATCAAATTCTAGTGCGAAAGGAGCTCAATGCCTCTGCAAATCACTACCACTGGCTCTTTTGATCGCACAGAGAGGTTTCTTTCCGCACTGACTAAAGGGCGTCAGTATGCCTTTCTTGATACATATGCACGCCGGGGCGTTGCCGCTCTGGCTGCTGCAACTCCTGAAAGGTCGGGCGTAACTGCCGCTTCCTGGGATTACGAGATTGTAAAAAGCGGAAGCGATGTGACTATCTGGTGGACTAACACTCACAAAGATGAGTTCGGGACTCCGATTGCCATAATGCTTCAGTTCGGCCATGGAACTGGCACAGGAGGCTATGTTCAGGGAAGAGATTATATTAACCCTGCGATTCAGCCTATATTTGATGAGATAGCAAATGATGTCTGGAGGGAGGTGACGTCTGGTGGCGGGTAATATCGATGAACGTATCGTTGAAATGTCCTTCAGGGGCTCTTCGTTTGTAGCTGAGATAAGAGCCAGTGTTAACGCTCTGCAAACCCTCAAAAGTGGTCTTAACAGCCTGAAAGGCTCTGAAGGAGATCTGAACAGCCTAGATGCTGCTGGCAAACGTTTCTCGCTTAAGGGCATTTCCAACGGCCTAGAGGGCCTTGCTGGGAAATTTACTCATCTGGGCATTGTGGGCACCACGGCCTTGGCAACGATTGCAAACCGGGCAGTTAATGCAGGAATAACTGCGGTAAAGGCTTTGACGATTGATCCAATCAAAGCAGGCCTGGACGTTTACGAAACCAAAATCAACGCTATCCAGACTATTCTTGCCAACACATCTTCTGAGGGAACAACACTCAAACAAGTTACAGCTGCTCTAAACCAGCTCAATACTTATGCAAATCTTACTGTGTATAACTTCGGCCAAATGGCCAAAAACATTGGAACGTTTACTGCTGCAGGTGTTGGGCTTAAAACCGCAGTGTCCTCAATCAAGGGCATTGCAAACCTGGCGGCTTTGTCTGGCTCAAGCGCAGATCAAGCTTCGAATGCAATGTATCAGCTGTCACAGGCCATTGCAGCAGGACGCGTTAAACTGCAAGACTGGAACTCAGTCGTAAATGCTGGACTTGGCGGTAAGGTATTCCAGAATGCTCTTGTAACGACAGCAAGAGCTACCGGCGTCAATATCGATGCAATCATCAAGAAAGCTGGAAGCTTCCGCAACTCGCTGCAGCAAGGGTGGCTTTCTTCTAAGATTCTGACACAGACGCTTGATACTTTCACCGGTGATCTGAGCAAGCATCAGCTGATTGCGCTGGGGTACACCAAACAAGAAGCAGACGCCATTCTGAAGCAGGCGCATATTGCTGTTCAGTCGGCGACTCAGATCAGGACTATCAGTCAGCTCTTCCAGGCTCTTAAGGAAGAGGTAGCTACTGCTTGGTCGCGAGTATTTGAAGCGCTTATTGGCAACATAGGCCAGGCAACTGGAACTTTGTCAAAACTTCACAATAATCTGGAAAATTTCTTCACCAAACCGATTTATGATCTGGCTAGATTTCTTCAGCAATGGAATGATCTCGGCGGACGCGCAAAACTTATTGATGCTTTCACGAATGGGTTTAAATTCCTCGCATCGATTATGCATGTGGTGGGGAGCGCTTTCCACGATGTCTTCCCGCCGGCAGGTACTGGCAACTCACTATATACACTAACAACCGCTCTTGACAATTTCTCTAAGCATCTTAAGCTCAGTGCTAAAGATGCAGCAGATGTGAAGACAATCTTCGAAGGTGTCTTCTCAGTTTTCAAAATTGTCGGAGATTTGATTAGTTCTCTTGTTGGTGGGTTCAGCAAAGTAGGCGGCGCAGCATCGCACAGTAGCGGTGGCTTTCTCACGTTTATTGCCATGATCGCATCCTGGATCACCAACCTGCGAAAAGCAATAGAAGCCGGTGACGCGTTCACCAAGTTCTTCCAATTTCTCGGTACGGTGTTGTCAATTCCGATCAAAATACTCGGAACAGTCATCGGCTACTTTGCTCACTTTGGAAGTGCTGCTTCTTCAGCTGCCGGAGGTGCTAATTCCTTCGTTCAGAAGATTGGTGAGATCTTCTCGCATCTTGCTTCGGCAATTGCGGCCGGGATCAGGAGTGGCAATTTCAACATAATCGTTGGATTGCTGAACGAGATCATCGTCGGTGGCATTCTGCTTAAGATCAAGGCGCTCATAGCCAACTTCGGCAAGGGATCAGGAAAAGGCTTGTTCGACACCATCAAGGAGTCGTTCGAAAGCCTGACAACTACGCTCAAGACCATGCAGGCAAACCTGAAGGCCGGAATCCTGCAGAAGATAGCAATAGCCGTAGGCTTGCTGACAGTCTCATTGCTGGTCTTGTCTCTCATTGATACCAAGAACCTGGTCAAGGCGCTTACCGCGATCACAGTTGTAATGACTGAGCTCATTACTGCCATGTCAGTAGTGGTCAAGGTTGCAGGTTCGGCCGGCATAGTCAAAATGGCAGCCATCAGCCTGGCCTTGAATGCACTGGCTGTGGCCATTCTGATCTTGGCCGGCGCTGTTGCGATCTTTGCACAGTTCAGCTGGACTCAGCTTGCCAAGGGACTAACCGCAATTGGTGTTCTTCTCGCCGAACTCAGCATCACGATGCTGGTTCTGTCTAAAGACCTTAAGGGCTCAATTGCCACTGCTTATTCCATGCAAGTCATGGCTGTTGCGCTGAACATTCTGGCTTTGGCTGTTGGCCGTCTTGGTGGTATGTCACTTGGCAACCTGGCTAAGGGTGTAGGCACGATTGCGGCATTGCTGCTAGTGCTCGCTGGATTCAATAAGATAAGTGGTGAGCAGACTCTTCGCACATCTTCTGCAATGCTGCTGCTCGGTGCAGCACTTCTCGTCATTTCCCAAGTTGTGCAGACACTCGGATCCTTGTCTGTTGGGACACTGGTAAAAGGACTTGTTTCTGTTGGTGCAGCACTGGTGATCATTGCTCTTGCAATGCAGTTGATGCCACCGCAAATGATTGCCACATCAGTAGGCCTGCTGCTAGTTGCCACAGCTCTCGTGATTCTGTCCAAAGCACTTAAATCCATGGGGGGGATGTCCTGGGAGGGCATTGCCAAAGCCCTTGTGGTGCTGGCAGGATCACTGATTCTCATTGCCGCCGCGATGATTGCGATGACGGAGGCTCTTCCAGGAGCAGCAGCACTACTCGTCGTCGCAGTGGCTTTGCGACTTCTCGCACCAGTGCTAGTTGCTCTGGCTGGTATTTCCTGGGAAGGAATCGCCAAGGGTCTAATTACTCTGGTTGGCGTTTTCGTGATTTTGGCCGCGGCGGGAATTGTGCTCACACCACTTATTCCATCGCTGCTTCTGCTAGGTGTCGCTATCACACTTCTCGGAGTGGGATTGCTGGCTGCCGGTGCTGGAGTAGCTTTGTTTGGCCTCGGTCTCACCGCTCTGGCAGTGGCAGTAACTGCTTCCGGTGTGGCTATATTGTCGTTCGTTGGAAATGTGCTCGGTCTTATTCCATTGGCATTCACAAAGATCGGGCAGGGAGTTGTCGCATTCGCCAAGGCTATCGGCGCCGGCGGCAAAGCAATAACTGAAGCATTCACGGTTATCATGTCTGCCGTACTAGACGCTGTTATAAAGCTGGTTCCAAAAGCTGCTACGGCATTTGGCGCAGTCATGAATGCTGTTCTCAGCGGCGTTAACAAGTATGCGCCCAGAATCGAGACAACCTTCCTGAATTTGCTTCTGGGGTTGATCAACAGAGCCACAAGTTACATACCCAAATTTGTCTCCGCGGGAACAAACTTTATAGTAGGCTTGATCAACGGTATATCCAGGAAAATTGGCAGCATTATCTCTGCCGCAGTGGGCTTGGTAATTGCATTTATAAATGCTATCGCTGGAGCTCAGCTTCGTATAATTTCAGCTGGCATAAACATGGTCATAGGTTTCGTCAATGGTGTTGCTAACAGGATCCGCTCGAGCAGTGGGCAGTTCCAGGCAGCAGCATACAACCTTGGCAGTGCGATTATCCAAGGAACCATTTCTGGTATAGTCGGCGGCATTGGCGGCGTGGTAAGCGCTGCGGTGAGTATGGCCAAGAGTGCTTTGTCCGGCGCGTTGCACTTCCTGCACATTGGTTCTCCTTCCAAGCGTTTCAGGGATGAAGTGGGAGCACAGATTCCAGCTGGAACAGCACTAGGAGTCAGTGATAACACGCATCTTGCGACAACTGAGGTCACGAATATGGGTAATGCCATGCTTGGTGCGATCGCCAGGACAATGACCGGCCTCAATGATGCGATCAATTCAAACCTGGAACTTCAGCCCACAATAACGCCTGTGGTAGACCTTACTCAGGCTAAGAAGGGCTTTGGCACTCTGACATCACTCAGCAAGAATCAGCTGATTGCTGCTTCAGCCTCGTCTACTTCTGCTGCTTCCATATCTGCAGCCAATGCAGCGGCAGCATTTGCAGCAGGACTTGCAAAACAAAACGGAACATATCTCGAGTTCAATCAGACCAACATTTCACCGACAGCTTTGTCGGCTACTGATATTTACCGGAAGACGAAGAACCAGCTATCAATCGCAAAGGGGGCACTGAGTGCTAACAGCAGTAACAATAACTAATAATCGCGGCAACACGCTGACTCTTCCCCTGGCCGATACTTCGTCGGGATATGCGGTCAGAGACATTGAAGGTCTGGACCCAGTCGACGCCACTCTGACTACTTCATCACTTGCCCAGCAAGATGGAGCTGACCCCCAGAATGCTCAGCGAGGCACACGCAACATTACCATGAAGCTAGGGATCGAGCCAAACTGGGCAACAAACGATGTCCGGTCTCTGCGTTCAGCTTTGTATGACTATCTTATGCCCAAGGCTCTGATAATAATGGGCTTTATATTTGACGGCGTCTTGTTTGCTGTTACCCCGGGTCAGGTCGAGAGTTTCGCAAATGTGATGTTCTCGGCCGACCCCGAGGTAGATGTGTCAATCATTTGCTATAAGCCAGATTTCTATGGGCCAATGTTGCAAACTATCAGTGGGGTCTCAAGGACTGATAACACTTCTCCCACGATAATTGACTACGGGGGCACGTCTGACACAGGATTCATATTTACTCTGAATGTCGATCGAGTTATCAGTGAACTGGTTCTAACTAATACAGCTCCAGATGGAGAGCTGCAGAAAATGACAATAACCAGCAACTTCATTGCTGGCGACACAGTTGTCATCAACACTATTCCTGGCTCAAAAGCTATTACGCTTATAAGAAGTGGTTTGCCAAGTTCACTTCTCTCGTATTACGATTTGACATCAGCATGGATTTCCCTGAAGAGGGGAAGCAACTCACTTAAGATTGTGACGCCAACCGCGGGTGTTCCTTTCACAATATCGTATACTCCGTTGTACGGAGGACTTTGATGGAGTATTATACTCTTGACGATAGTCTTCGCCGAAACGAAGTAATAGAAGGTTTCGAGTCGGTAATCTGGACTGAGCGATATTTCGCTTTTGGAGACTTCCAGATAATAACCAAGTCAACGGTGTCCAGCCGAAGTCAGTTGGCACCGGAAACCTGGATCACCAGGAAAGGCTCGAACTACGTTGCTATTGTCGATACTGTTACTGACGATACCGCAGATGACGGAACACGCCTGATCACAGTTACTGGCAAAACGCTCGAAGCGCTGCTCGACGATCGTGTAGCGATGCCGGCGCTCACAGACACTACCACAACCCCAAACTGGGTCTTGTCTGGAACACCCACAGTGATAGCTAATGAGCTGTTCAATGCCGTTTGCGTCCGGACAGTGTTTGACACTCACGATAGCATTCCGTTTTACACATTCGGGACTCTTCTTCCTACAGGAAGTATTCCGCAACCGACCGACAACATCACACTGACCGCGGCTCCGGACACGCTTTACAATACGTTGCAGAAGCTTTGCAGTACTTACAATCTTGGTTTCCGCCTTGTTAAAGATGGCGATAAAGGCCGCATATATTTCGAGATTTACACTGGGAATGACCTAACGACAGGCCAGACTGTCCGCAAACCTGTTATATTTGGCCCAAACATGGAGAATCTCAGCAAGATAAGCTACCTATCATCCACCGCCCCGTTTAAGTCTGTTGCCTATGTGTTTGCCCAGAACGGAAGCAGGATGGTGTTTGCCCCGGGGGCAAATTTGAGCGGATCTGGACGAGATCGTCGTGTGCTTCTTGTGAACTCAAACAACAACGGCGTTGCAGGACCAGATCTTGATGCCGCTCTTCAGCAAGAAGGAATGATGGCTCTTGCCGCTCAGAGAAACATATACTCATTTGATGGGCAGCTTCCGCCAAACTCGCCGTATATTTATGGCACAGACTATAACCTTGGTGACGTTGTAGAAGAGCGTAATGACCTTAACCAGGGAAACTTCATGCTTATCACTGAGCAGATATTCTCCTCGGATAACACCGGAGAACACGCATATCCTACGCTCACACTGGTGGACACCATTACACCGGGATCCTGGAACGCATGGCCTGGAACTCAGGTCTGGGACGACGTCGATCCGTCTGTTCACTGGGATGATCTTTAGGAGGTATATTTATGGCGATTGGCGATGATGCTGCAGCAGCGGGTTACCCACTTGTTCCTGGGTCTGGGGATCCTGACGGTGAGGTCAAACTTGGCGCACAAGAGATCAACAGAACAAGAGACTTCATAGCACAGGTTCTGGGCAAAATTCCTACTGTCTGGCCTGTTGCTAACGGTGGCACAGGGGCCTCAGATACAGTCACAGGACGAGCCAACCTGGGGATCAGTGCGGGTACCGATCCTCCTTCTGATGCAGTAGGCGGGTCAGTGGACGGAAACATCTATCTCAGGATTGTGGGCTGATGAATTCGGCCTCAGAACAGGGAAGAATTGGCACGGCTGGCCGGCTGATCAATACAGTCACACAGGTCTCACAAGATGAATCCACTCTCACTTCCCAGGTTCGTGTTCAGGGCTTTGTGCAAAGCCTGGCTAGCGGTCGTGTCTTTGGTGCCGGAAGAGGTTCCTGGATTCTTGGCTTCCATTTCTACCAGGGCAACAGGTGGCCGTATAACCTCGACCCTGGTGAGCAAATGGTGTTTATAGACCATACGTTTGCCTGCAGGCACAGTAACCGTGGAGACCTGACTGTCAATTTCCAGGTCAACTTTGGGTTTACTGGCAAGTCGACATTTGGGAACAACCAATCCCAATGGACTCAGCTAGTCCTGGACCACATAAAAGCACCTCCAACTGCACCTCAGAATGTGCAAGCTACTAACCTCACGCCAAATTCGGTAACAGTAAGCTGGCAAACACCAAGTGATGGCGGCGGGTATGACCCAAGTACCATTCAGTACGTAGTGAAAAGATATCTTGGTCATGGGATGTCTGGAACACCACTTGCATATCCATCAAGCCCAAGCAAGACAAGGAATTTCACAGATCTTGTCCCTGGTCAGCAATACACATATGTAGTTTATGCCATTAACAAAGCGAAGTACAATAAAGGATATTCTCTTCCTTCTGCTCCGCTTTATGTTACAGCCAACACAGGAATCCATATTCGTCACTCGGGTTCGTGGGTGACTGTTATTCCGTATGTCCGTAATGCAGGCGTGTGGTCTCCAGCAACTCCGTTTGTACGTAAAGACGGCGTCTGGGAAACTACTAACTAGAACGGAGAGGTATGAAACCATTCCGGCTTGCAACTATCGCGCCATTCGAAACTGCGATTGCTGTATTGCTGATTATTTCTGGGATCGCGCAAATTGCTCACTGGGGATCTACTGACGTTGTGCTAGACGCGCTTCCATTCTGGGAAGCAGATATATTTAATGTCGTTACAGTCATTGCCGGAGTCATGATAGCCACAGGAGTTATGACTGCTGTTCGGCGAATCGAAATGGCGGGGTTGCTGCTAGTGCTTGCTGTGTTTGCTTCCCGGTTCATATTGTTCGGTGACTTGTTCGGTTTCGTTGACTCCGCGTTCGCAGAAACAGGTATATTTTACGCTGCTGTGGTATGGGCAGCCATCGCCCGATTCAGGATGATTCGTCGAGGAGATACTTTGGTCCGGATCCGGAATGAGCAAAGGGGGGAATAATGGGTGATTCGGGTCTTCCTCCTGGCTGGATTCCATATATTGTAGGAGTCATTATTGCTATTTTTGGCGGCGGAGGATTGGCCGCTTTGATCCGGGCTCGTCCTGAAGGATCCAAAATAGTGGTAGATGCTGCACAAGGCGCAGTCATAGTACAGTCGGGTGTGATAACTGACTTGCGTCATCAGCTTCGTGATGCTCAAGATCAGATAGATGAGCTCAGAGGTCATATTTCAGAAATGTCATTGCTTCGTGTCGAAAACGACAGATTGCGGTCTCGTGTGACTGATCTGGAACATGACAATGAATGGCTTAGGGAACGTATTTCCTCGCTTGAGGGAAAAACAGGAGAGGCATTATGAAATTTACAAACCTAGTATACAACACCCTAAAATCTCTGGCACAGATCTATTTTCCTGCCGCTGGAACACTGTATTTCGCTCTAGCGGGACTGTGGAACTTTCCAGATGCCCAGGCCGTCGTGGGAACTATCGTGGCAGTGGATGCGTTCCTGGGAGTAGTCCTGTCAATTTCAAGTCTGGGGTATGTGCCTCCGGCCGATGGGAAACTGCTGATCGACACGCGTGATCCGGCCAAGAACATCTACCGGCTCGATCTCACTACTCATCCTCAGGAAGTCGTTGACAGCGGCCGTAAGTCCGTCTCCCTGAACATCGAGCCAGCAGAGCTTTCGTCGCAAGGGTCTCCAAGATGACCTGGGGGTCGAAGTGGTGGCCTATATTCCTGATTATCAGCTCGGTCTGGCTGATTACAGGATTCGGGATCCCAGAAACAATCGCGCTGTTTCAGCACCCACTGCATGTTGACAACACGCTGTCATATTATTCGCGCTCAGAGCTTGGTGTGGCCGTCGCTATCCAGAGCACGGTGCACACACTCGCCTGGTGGCTGTCATTCATCATGTGGATGCTATTCGTGATCTTCATCACAGCACACATCTGGTTCGATCAGTTCGGCTGATTCGCGGTAAAAACATGGGCTCTAATGAGAGTCTACCGAAAGGAATGCCGTGTTCAGTCGAATTAAGACTGCCGAACCGCACGAACTTGATGATAGCATCACGAATCTTATTTCGGAAATCGCCGGACTAGATGCCGGTTCCGAAGATTACACCGCTGCTGCCACATCGCTGAAAGTGCTCATGGATGCTCGCAACTCCGACAGGGAGTTCGCGAAACCTGATACCATGAGCTATGACGCGATCGCCAGTATCGCAGGTAGTCTTCTGGGAATCGCACTGATCCTCGGTTTCGAGAAAGCAAACGTGCTGACAACCAAGTCACTCGCGTTCGTTCCCAAGATCACCGTCTAAACACCAGACCAAAAGAGAACCTCGGAGCAGAGCCTCCTGCAGTGTAAAAACTGCAGGGGGTTTCTGTTTTACCTGGCCTGTAAACTTTTCCTCGCGAAAAAAACAAGCCATATAATGAACCTCAAACTGAAAGGAAAAGTAATGCTAAAGCAGAAGCTTGTATCCGTGAAGACTCATTTTGAAAGTCACAAGACCGCCATCCTGGCCACCGCACTTGCCGTCACCGCGACAGTTGCCGTTGCCCAGCAGGCTGGCTTGCGTCAGCACAACGAGTTCCTCAAGGAGAAGAACCTGCTCGACGAATTCTACGCCCTCGATGAAGAGTAAACCAAAGGCCCCCACAAGGGGTCTAGGTTTTGCCTCGCGAGAAAAACAAGGGGTATAGTGAAACCCCACATCGTGTTTTAGGAGAGGCAATGAAGCAGACCGCCCCCCAGCAGACCGAGCAGGATGAAACCGCCGCTGTTAGCACCAAGCGCCAGGTTACCGCCGTAGTTGCCACTACTGCCGTGACTGTCGCGCTTGGTCTTGCCGCGAACGTCCTCATCAGCAAGATCGCTGGCCGTGTCCACGACGCCATCATCCCCGAAGACAAGAACGATTCAGAGGAGTAAAGCACCGAGCCCCGTAACAAGGGCTCACGCTTTTCTCCGGCCATATTTCAGGAGAGGCAGCATGAATACATCAAGAAGGCTAGACGCGGTCGGCCGCATGCTCAAAAACAACTCGCCAACAATTCTGTCGGGTGTCGCTGTTGCCGGTGTAATCACCACCGTGGTCCTGGCTGTCAGGGCAACACCAGAGGTCATGCGGGCAAGGACAATAACCAAGGTCGGGAAAACCGACATGTCAGATCCGCAACAGGAACTGGACGATCTGACAATCGCCGAAGAAATCAAAGTTGCATGGCGTTCATATTTGCCTGCTGCCGTCTCCGGCACTGCCACAATCGCGTGCATCATCGGCGCAAACCAGGTGGGTCTCAAGCGCAATGCTGCGCTGCTAGGCGTGTATACCTTGGCCGATACAGCCTTCAGAGAGTACAAGGACGAGGTTGTCAAGCAGCTGGGTGACAACAAAGAGCAGAAGATCAGGGACGAGATCACCAAGAAGCAGATGGAAGAACGCCCCGTTTCGGCTCAGACGGTTATTGTCACCGCTGGGGGTGATCAACTGTGCTACGACTCGCTGACCGGTCGGTATTTCAAAAGTGACATCGAGCTGCTCAGACAAGCCCAGAATGAGCTCAATCAGAGAATCATCGGCGGCGATATGTATGCCAGCCAGAATGATTTCTATGAAATTCTGGACTTGGGTCCAGTATCTATCGGCGATGAGCTGGGATGGAATGTTGACAACCTCGTCAATCTTGTCTTCTCATCCCATCTTTCCGATGACGGGCGGCCCTGTCTCGCCATCAGCTACAAAAATCTTCCAAGAGCCGATTACGGGAAGATGTAACTGGATCAGGAGACTGTTCCCTAAACTGGGCGGTTTTCTGTTCTGGATTCTCTGGCCGTATATAGTAGCTCGTCAGACAAAGCAATACTGCTTTAAGTACACGGGCCGCGTCATGACGAAGGAGGAAATAGGCAAACTTCGCAAAGATCTCGCGAGAATTACAGGGCCTATAATGAAGCCCGATGCGCTTCAAGCATCACCATATCAGGCCACTAATACAAGTGGCCTGATTTTCTCTTCACACAGATCAGGAGCAGTACATGTCAGACAACGTTACGGTCGATGTCCCGGAACTTCCAGTGTTCTCTTCGCCGGAAGAGGCAAGTCCGTCTGCCTCGAGCGTGCCTGTCCCAAGTCCTCCGAAGATGCGGGTGGAGCCCGTGACCGTTCCCACTTCGGCACCGGCCAGCAACGGCGCGAATTCTGACCGCGTCTTCACCCAGGCCAAGCAGATCGTCATCGACAACTACAACTTTCACCGGGACGAGACGCGATCCCCCGCGCTGACGCTGGACGGCGTTTACATCACGCAGTTCGCGAAGACCATGAACAACTGGCAGGCGACTCTGACCTCGCCAGTCGCCCGCGGTCTGATGTGGAGCGTCGTCTGCAACACCTACAAGCAGGAGGCCTACATCGAGGTCTACAAGAAGGTCAACAACACCAAGGTGTCACTGCTGGCGGGAGACGCCGAATGATCAAGAAGGAGATCCGCTTCGAGGACTTCGACGGCCACATGGTGGTGGAGACGCATTACTTCCACCTGTCGAAGGCTGAGCTGATCGACCTGGAGCTCAGCACTGCTGGCGGAATGGCGGCCAAGTACCAGACGATCCTCAGCTCCAATCAGCCGAACGAGATCATCCGGGCCTTCAAAGACATCATCATGGCGTCCTACGGCCAGCGCGAAGAGGGCAGCGGAACTGTTTTCCGTAAGTCGCCGAAAATCTCCGAAGCCTTTATGGCATCGCCGGCTTTCGACGCGTTCTTTGACGAGCTCCTTACTTCGGAGGAGACCGCTTCGGAATTCGTGAACGGTCTGCTGCCGAAGGATCTCGTGAAAACCGTTGCGAAAGAGCAGAACAGCTCAGCAACAGCCGGTACTTCCAAGCCGGTACCCGGAGCATCGACGGGGGCTACGTATCACGAGGAGAACGAGCTCAGCGGCCTGAAGTCACCGCGAGATGAAGATGACAAACTTCTGCCCTGGGCATTCCGTGACCCGACGGATACAGAGCTCACGAAGATGAGCCATCCTCAGCTCCAGGACGTGTTCAAGCGCCGCTCAACTGGCTGGGAAGCACCGGTCGGCCGTAGCTAGTCATTTTCGGAGGGGCCTAGCGTGATTCACCGTCGCTAAGGCTTAAACGACAGCAATCTTCCTGCGAGGTTATGTGCCCTCTCTTTTCTGGCAAGGAGCACAATGAGTGAAATGAAAGTCGACCAAGGAGGTGGCCGCGAATCAACAGCTCGCGTAAACTATCCTTCAAACTCAAAGCAAGGTCAAAAAAGGGAATCAGAGCGAGCCAAGCCAGAAAAAGTTGTCGAAGGAGAAGTAGTCCAGCGGAAGAAGAGCACTGCTGGGCGTTTTCTGAGCAAATTCATAAGCGATGATTCACAAGGTGTCGGCGAATATGTTATCATGGAGGTTTTGCTTCCTGCAGCAAAAAACATGGTTTCCGATGCAGTCAGCCAGGGAATAGAACGTCTTCTTTTTGGAGACGCAAAACCAAGCCGGTCTGGCCATCGTGCATACACGAACTACAGCAGGAACGCCACTGGGCAGCGCTATATTCCAGGTAGTCCCATGAGCGATCCGCGTCCTCCACTCTCCAGACAAGCAAGAGCATCACACGATTTCGATGACATCATCATCGCGAGCAGAGCCGAAGCAGAAGAAGTTCTCGACCGGCTCAGAGATCTGATCAATCAGTACGAGGTCGCGACGGTCTCCGATTTGTATGATCTGGTCGGCCTGACCGGCGAATTCACAGATGACAAATGGGGATGGGATGATCTCAGAAGTGCCAGCATCAGGGCTATTCGTGGAGGTTACCTTCTCAATCTGCCGAGAACCCACCCAATCACCTAGCTACATCAAGAAATGGAGCATTTCAATGTCCGACAGCAGATATCACGGAGTCCTCAAACTCATCATCTCGGCTTGCATCTTCGCCGTTTTGATCATATTCGTCGCAGGTTGCGGCGGACACTCAGACAGCACGCCAACGGTGAAGCCGGTCACAGCACTGTCTCATGCAGTGAGCGCTCCTGTCGTGTCGGTTCCGAAGCCGCCAATGACCGCGGCCGAAGCCGCAAAGGCCGCAGGATGCAACCGGTTCCGCGACTGGCCCGTGAACTCGGCAACTACACCGTACACCATCGACGGCGGCCACTGCTGGAAAAACGGCAAGAAGTACGGCATCAACACCTTCATCACCAAGAACGGCCGGGACGCATGGCTGCAGATGGCGCATAACGCTGGCGTGCCCGTTATTCCCAAGTGGGAAACCGAGACGTCGGTCATCTATCCATCGGTAACTTCTTAGGCAGATGAAAGAGTATCTTATCCGCGTGCAGGCTGAGGTTTCGTACAACGGGGGACTTCAGCCAGTACCGGTTTCAGTAATAGAGGATACTCTGGTCGACCACATAGAGGGCGAGTGTGGTGTGCCTGGAAGCGGCGTACCACGGAATATTTACCTGAAATACACAGTTATGAAAGTCGAAGAGATCTGGTAACCCAGTCTCACAACCAAGGGACACTGATGAATTCGTCACTGCTCTCAAGCCGGATCCTTGGGTCATCCAAGTTCTTCCTGCAGCGGAACGCCCCAACAATCCTGACCGGCGCCGGGATAGCCGGCTTCGCGATTACCACTGCACTCACCATCAGAGCCACAGCAAAGGCTGCTGATGTCTTCCCCGAGATCTCCAAGGATGTCGTCGAAGTCAAGAACGCCACTCAGGATGCCCCAAGGGTGGAGAAGCAGAAGGCACTTACCAAGGTCTACCTGAAGAGCAGTGTCAAGCTGGCAGAACTCTACTGGCCGGTCCTGGTCACAGGCTCAGCTTCTGTCGTCTGCGTGATCTCTGCGCACGGTCTGATGCTGCAGCGCCAGACAAGTCTCGTCGCGGCCTATACGGCTCTCGACGCTGGCTACAAGGCATACCGCCGTCGTGTTGCCGAAGTTCTGGGTGACGAGAAGGAAGAAATCCTGTACCGCGGAGCCCGTACCGTCAAAGGCGTCACGGACGACGGGACAGAAGGCGAAGTCATCGACTACGACGATGTGATGCCATCGCCTTACGCAAGGTTCTTCGACGAGGCCAGCGTCAACTGGACCAGAACGCCAGAGTACAACCTGCTGTTTCTCAGATCTCAGCAGAACTGGGCAAACGACCGGCTCCAGGCGCACGGCTTCATATTCCTGAATGAGGTGTATGAGGCGTTGGGTCTCGAGCGAAGCCAAGCCGGCCAGATCGTTGGCTGGCGGCTCAACGGCAACGGTGATGGCCATGTGGATTTTGGCCTGTACAATATCGGGGATGAGTGCAACCGTGCGTTCATAAACGGGATCGAGCACACGGTTCTCCTTGATTTCAATGTCGACGGTCCGATAAAGATCTGATCGGCATGAAAGGAATGAAATTCGATGGAAAATCCGCAATATGTGGTGCTGCCGGCGGTCTGCTGGCTGGTGGTGCTGCTGGCTATCTTCTTTGCCGTCACCATCTTCGGGCCGCTATGGATCGGCGACTTGATGAAGAAGTCGCCAGAATCAAATCCCACTACAACGACAAGTCAAAGGCGTTCCTTCAAACTGGATCACCTTTCATCGGCCCTCACTCAGGTGTGCACATCGAAGACGAAGAACTACCCACCGTGGGAGGCGATTCTGTGCCAGACACCGCGCCTGGAGAACCCGCAACCACACCGCATCCCCTCGAGGGCTTTCCGGATGAGGAGGAGCTCGCAGCTGCTGCTGTGCTCGTTGAGGAACAGCTGGTTCAGCAGAATGCTTTCGCAAACGCCGCACAGCACAAGCCCAAGAAGCCTTACCGCATCTCACGTTCCGTTTTCTCGGAATCACCAGTCGGCACACAGCAGCTTGCCATCACTTACTACGCCGGCGACAAAACACTCGTTGACGACAAGGATGAGCCTGTTCTGGAGGTCTCCAGGATCGTCGGCGCACTCACACCATTGAGTTTTGGTGGTATCTCAGAAGATCCGCATATTTGCTACGTCCGGAACGAGGAGCTTGAGGTCGACTTCGAGATAACTCTGGATGCACGGTCATATGCAGATGCGGTTCTCAACTACGGTGACCCGTCTCTGGAGACATAATGTCTGCTCCAGCCTACATGGAAGGAATCGGCACCGAATATTTTGAGTGGTTGCACGCGCAAGTATTCCCAAACGCTCAAAAGGGCTCACCGGACAGTTACACTTACGTGATGGAGAAGATGCACCAGCTGATTTTCAAAGTGCTGGTGCCGCATGATGAGAACCGAATAGCTGATGGAGATGAACTCCGGAAATCTTTCCAGATAAGCCGCGGCGGCCTGGAACCACTGGAAACCTCAGCTTTGCTGTACCCAGACATAAGTGTTCTGGAAGTTCTTATAGCACTTGCTGATCGTGGCGGGTTCATGATAGACCGCCCCATGCAAGAGATGTTCGGCTTGTTCCTGCAAAATCTCAGGTTGTCCATCTGGACTGATGGCGCTTGTGTATTCAATATAAAGCGCTCCGGGAAAGTCATCAAAATTCTTAACAGGTTCAACGACCGGGCATACACCGCGCACGGAACCGGTGGCTTGTTCCCACTTAGAGATCCATCTAAAGACCAGAGGCAGGTAGAACTCTGGTATCAGATGGGGGAGTGGATGACCGAAAATGCAATGTACTAACACGCAAAGGAGGGAACGCCTGTGGATTTTCTGCAAATCAGGGAGCG